CTCTTCCCATACGGCACTCTCAACAGAATCGGCTCGCACAAGGTATTCGGCACTCTCTCGAACCCCGGCTCGCTCCCGAGATACGGCACTCTTCGCCGGTCCGGCTCGCTTACGATGTTCGGCACTCTCCCACACCACGGCTCGCTCTGCTTATCCGGCACCCTCGGCGTTCACGGCTAATGCGGCGGCGGGATCATGTGCGCGTGTCCCAGTATCGCGATCGGGAACGGCGCTGGCGGCTCCGTCCCGAACTGGCGGCGAAACCACTCCTGATGCAAATGGCTGAGGAATATCTTTACCGCCCACCTCCGCGCCCGCAGATCGAGGTGCCCCGGAGACAGCTTGCCAGCATCATGGTACGGCGCCTCCGCTGACCGCCGCTTGCGCTCTTTGTCACGCTCGATCCGCTCGGCGGCGATCGGTGCAAACACGCCGGCTTCGTTGCGGGCAACCTCAATCTCTTTCCGCTGCCGGTACAGTTTCCCGTAGATGCAGGCGTCGTTGTTGCTGAACTTGACGAAACAGTCGCCGATCTTCCAGCACAGCGTCTTCAGTCGCGCATTCCAGGGTCGTTTGGTGCCGCGCTCCCACGGCCGCTGATCGCTGCCGGCAATCCCGGCGAAGGCCCATATGCCGCCGGCCGTGGGGCAGCTCACCACCGGCTGCCACTCGTGCGCCACCAGCTTCCGCTTCTTGTCTGCCTGCCGCTCGCGGCACTCATCCTCGGTATGCCCGCGGCAGACAGCGCACCAATGTCCCATATAGATATTCGCCAGCAGACCGGCCGATAACACGGGGCCGATACCGTAGACGCCACGCATCCAATCGCCGATCTTGTGCTGGCTGGTGTAGCGATCGAGCGCGACCAGGATCTGCGTCTCCAGCACCCGCGATTGCTCCGCGAGCCAGTTGATCACGAGGTGCGGTTCCGAGGCTTCGCCGAGCGCCCGCTCCTGATTGCGGGCACGCTTGCGATCGTCCTGCATCATATAAAACGCGTCCACGAGGAAGCGCGCCTCGGCATCGCTCAGCGTTGCGGCGGCGACGCGCAGGTCACGGCCGAGCCTGGCGACAGGGTCGAGCCATTGATCCTCGGTGTGCGTCGTTTCCATGCTCGCTCCCTTTTCTCGGTACTCTCTAGACTTTCGGCTCGCTCGCGGACTTCGGCACTCTCTCCGTTAACGGCTCGCTCTGGACTCCCGGCACTCTCATCCACTCCGGCTCGCTCCATGCGAACGGCACACTCTCACTTAACGGCTCGCTCCCAAACCGCGGCACTCTCCGCAATGACGGCTCGCTCGGTAGGTACGGCACTCTCCTGCGCTGCGGCTCGCTCCGAAATCACGGCACACTCAACAGCGCCGGTTCGCTCAATAACCCCGGTACTCTCTGGGAGTGCGGCTCGCACATGTTCTACGGCACTCTCCAGCGACGCGGCTCGCTCACCGTTCGCGGCACTCTCGTCGCGGTCGGCTCGCTCGCCGTTTACGGCACCCTCTGACGAGACGGCTCGCTCCTTCGCCACGGCACCCTCCAACGGTCCGGCTCGCTCGTCGAGTTCGGCACTCTCCGGCTGCTCGGCTCACCCGCTCGTCACGGTGGCGGCGCCTCCTTGCTCTTCGCATTCACCGCTGCCTGCACGGCCGCCGCCGCATCGCCATCCTCGGTCCGGCATCGGCCATAATGCGGCAGATCGCTGAGCCGGCATTTCCGCGCCTCGGCCGGTGTCGCCTGCTCGACCAGCCCCACAAACGCCCGCGACCAGGCCGCCCAGTCCAGCTCGCCGTCGTCGCCGGCAACCGGCACCAGCGCGCGCACCGCCGCCGCGAACGGCACCGCAGGCGCCTCGCTCTCAGGGTTCGGCACTCTCAGATGTCCCGGCTCCGGTTGGTGCGCCTCGCCGAGCGGCGGCAAACCGAACGGGTCGGCCTCGCGTTGCTCCTCCTCGCGATCGGCTCTAAGGGCGACCCCGTGATAGTGCTCGAGGTCCGGGCGCAACGCGTCGCGAAGGTTGGGCGCCAATGTCGTCCAGAATGCACGGAAGGCTGCTGTGCCAGAATCGGCAATTTGCCCGGCGTGGCTCTGGAGATCGCTGATAATATCGGCGCTGAGCACCTCGCCCTCGGCGAACGCATCGAGGTCGGCGGCGGTGACTGGCGCGGCCGGCGGCGTCACGTCGATCGGCTCGCGGTGCGGCATGTCGGCGATCTCCTCGGGTACGTAAAGACCACCCGTCGCCATGGGCCAAATCGTGCGCACGCCCTCCGAGACGACGCGACTGCGCAGCATCTGCCTCGGATATTTCACATGGCCTTCACGTCCGCTTAATCCGGCGCGCTTGACTCGTGCCGTATCCCAGCGGATGCGAGCTTCGCCGCCGACCGGATGGCTGAACGTGGCGTCGGCAATCTCGTCTGTCAGCTCGTGCCATTGCACCCGCCCGCCGCCGGTGAAAAAATCCCGCAGCATCGCTTCGGAGCGTTTTGCTGGGCGATTTTGGATGATGTCGTAATCGCGCGCCGCCAGCGCCGGGTGCTTGCCCTCGGCCTGTGCAATCGACATGAGCGACAGTGCTTGGTCAGCCGTCCGCATTCCGAACAGGCCGCTCTTGGCGACGCGCTCGGCGAGCCTCTCCATTTCCGAGAAGGTCATCGCCCACGCCGGGGCTGCGACGGTCGCAATCTCAGATGTCGGCATCGGCTCCCTCCTCCTCGGCAGCGGCGCGCACCCGCAGGACGCGGATGTCCCTGGCAGGAATCACCGTCTCGCGCCTGTGCTGCGATTTGAATGTGATCTCATAGCCCGGCAGCCAAGCACTCGATGCCGGGCCTAGTGCCGCCTTCAACGCCGCATCGATCTCGGATACGCGTTTCTCGGCAGCCGATATCTCAGACTTCAATTGTGCGCGCTCGGGCAGCGAAGCGCAGAGATAGTTGTCGGTGCTCAAGTCTACGAATGAACCGTCATCGAGGTCGGCCGCAATCTCGTCGCTACGGATTGCGGGCGGAACCTCGCCGCGCACGAAATGGTCCCACCAGTACCGGGCCGCCGTCAGGATACGCTGCTCGGCCGCCTCATGCCGGTTCACCTCGAATGTGTAGAGCGGGAAGCTCGGCGAGCGCACCAGTACGGCGAGATAGCCGCGCTGCTTGTCGCAAACCAACATCTCGGTCAGGGTCTGAAGCGTGTACGCCAACGGCGGGTGTCCTCGCCATTTCTGCCATTGCTCAACCGACGTGGTTTTTATTTGGATCAGCCCGTCGTCATCCAGCCAGGCGTCGGGCGTGGCGCCGAGCATGTATTCCGGTATGCGGTGATAGGTGGTCGCCTTGCTTACCCGCCACGTCGGATTGTCATGCTGTACCGCCGCCAGTGCGCCCGGCTCAAGCACGATGCCCGCCCGCATCGAGGCTGTCGGCGGCTGGTTGCTGCCGCCGCGCTTGCTGTCGGCAAGGTCTTCCAAGGTCATGAAGGGGTGGCAGTCAAACAGTGCGGCAATCGCACTGGCGGTGATATCGCCCTCGCGCCAGGTGAGCCATTCACCGCGCGAGATTATCTCCCGCACCTCCCGCACCAACTCGCTCATAGCGCCAGCGCCGCCAGTACCCAGCCGACTGCCGCTACCCACAGCATGAGTCCGGCCGGCACAAACAACGACCGGCAACGCCGCCGACGCCGTGCGGGCTGCTCGAAAACGCAATTCGAGAACGATATGGCGCCCATGTTCATCGCCTCCGTCGCTCACAATTTAGCCCGTGGATACAAAACGCATCGCTGGCAAACGCATTGCCGGTGCTGCAGCTCGCGCTCAGCGGCGGCTCGGGCCGCCCCACCGGGCGCCACAGGCCGGTCAGGAGCGCACTCGCCGCAAGCGCGCAGATCCCGGGGTCGGTCGCCGCCACAATCTCGACACCATCCGGCCACTCCACCGTCAGCAGCCGCGGGTCGACCGTGTCGGCGGCGAGCCACAGCAGCCCGGCGGCGAGCGCGTTAGTCATCGCCGCGCCCCCGCCTCAGCGGGCTGCCGAGAAAGGCCCGCGAAGCCTCCAAATGCACGTTCGTCAGCACGCGAATCAGGTCACCGCGCAGTGCGCGCGCCCGTTGCTCGTCTAGGGACACGCCGTCGTAATAGTGCTTGATGTCGGCGACAAGCTCGTCAGCCAGCGCCGCCAGATCATGCTGAGGTGGCATTACAGCCACCCCATCCTGGCCGCCGCCGCATCCTCAGCCTCGGCAGCCCGCTGCTCGTGGTCCTCGACCGCCTCCACCGCCCGGCTCAGCGGCATCAGCCGCTCGGCAATGCGCGGAAGCCGGCCGGCGTCGAGCCGCTCAGCCTCCCGCAACAAGCACTGCGCCTCCTGATATACGCGCCAGAGCAGGGTATCGAGGGACGGCCGGGTCACAGCAGCACCGCCAGCCACGCCACCGTCACCAGCGCGCAGAGCACTGCCATCGCCATTCCCAGCGCATCGAGGATCACGCGCGCCTCCTGATCGCGTGCGCGCTCCTGGGGCGTTTTGCGGCTCTTTTTTTGTCCCATTCGGCAAGGCTGGCGGGGATGTCGACGAATGTCGTCGGCGAGTCCTCTTCCTTCAGCAGATGTTTTTCCAAAGCCATGAAAGCATCGAACGCGGCGCCGAGCATCTCGTCGCTAATCGAGCGGCGGCTGTCAGGATGCAGCCCTCGTCGGATTGCATTGAAGACCGCCTTGGTCATGATCCCGTGGCGGCGGTTCATTATGGCCTTGGCCTCGGCCTGCTCCTTGCGGTGCCGGGGCAAATATGTGTCCTCCAACATTTCCTTGACCCGCGCGGCGACGGTTTGTTGGAAGGATGCCGCCAGTTCGGCTTTGTACTGGCCGATCGCCCGATCAAACTTCTGCTGTGCCGTTAGCGAGAGCATGTCGCGAGTTACGACCGGCTCGCGGCGCCCCTCTTCACGAGCAACGGCCGACCGCAGGACGGTGCTGGTGAGCCCAGTCTCCTTCTCGACGGCCGGATAGGACTGCCCTGCATCCAGGATCAGCTTCGCGGCGATTGTCGCCGCGGCCGACTCGTTCTTGCGCCGCTGCGGCTGTAAGCTGCCCTTCTTGGGCTTATCTCCATTAATAATACGATTGATATCGGCGCGCATCGGCTCGCCTCCGGCCTGTAATTTTTCGTCCAACGTTTTGCGGATGACGCCGGGTTCCCGTTGTTCAGCGTCTCTAACCTTGCGGGCGAAATGGATTTGCTTGCTGGTGATGCCAATGTCGGCGACGGTTGGATCATTATTCTCAATAGGAATATTGATTTTTGATTTACGATCGCCGCCAACTGTTTGTACTTCACCCCGCTTCTGCGCGGCATCGTATTCGTCGGCTAGACGGATTTGGGCGCGAGCCTCGATCGTCAGGGCATCGGCCATCATCTGACGGGCCGTTGCGCATACCTCGGCATGCGCGCTCTTCAGTTTAGCAAATCTGAGTGCGGCCTTAGCGACATCGTAGATTACGCCCGCTTCTTGGCTCGCCTCGATAATCTCGGCAGAATTGGTCGCTGCAACAAGCAACGCCGTGGCCCGCGCGATCATGCGCGGGAGCGTCTCAAGTTCATTCGTCATCCGAGTCTGTCCAATGGTGGAGGAACGGGGCCGAAGCCCCGCCCAACGCGCTATTCGTTGTCGTTGTTGTTCTCCGCAGGAACAACTTCCCCTTCGAGCATGTAGCGCCGCTCCTTGCGCGAGGAGTGGTAACGCCGCATGACGATGTTGAGTGCCTTGGAAATTGTGGCCGCCTTCTGGTCGGCCAACTCGTGTGCCGCGTCGAGCGCCTTCGCCTTGTCGCGGATCATTATCGCGGCAAAGATGTTGTCGGCCGACAGCGAGCCTTCTTTCGCTTGCTCGTCATAGACCGCGCGCAACAGCGCCCGGTAGGTGGGCCCGTCCTCCTCGTCAGCGACGAGGATGCGGTGGATGTCCTCGACGAGGTCGTTAAGTGTGCGCTCGGCTTTCAGGAAACGCTGCCACTCCTCGATCTTCTCGGGGAGAGGCGGAGGCATCACATGCCGGAGGCTATTAGCCATAACAGTCCCTTTCTACGGGCCACAATGCCCGTGTTGGCGCACGGTCGGCTTGTGCCGGTCGTGGGAGTATATTACCTTCAACCAGATTGAAGGGGCAACACCAAAAGTTCAGCAGAGTTGAATGGGCCGCTCGAGGATGGCGGCTAAGCGGTCAGCCCGTTCGCGCTTTGGGATCGGGTCTGCTTTGAGCCTTACGTTTCCGCGCAGCGAGCGGGATCGTTTTACTCACGGAAACTAGCTGCGTCTGCAGATCACCCGGGAGTTTCGACGCGTCCCCTCGATATATCCAATCGAGTGTTATCGGCAAGTGATCGCAGATTGTGTGGGCCGCGTCTATGTCGGGGCGGGCCGTAGCCTTAAGCCAGTTATTCACACGCGGTGGGGGAAAACCACACCGCCGGGCAAGCTCGGCCTGGCTCATCCGTAGCGCCGCCAATGTGGCGCTAAGCCGCCAAGCAATGTCGGCGTTTGAAC